CGCGGAACATTGCCCATCCCTTCTGGAACTTGTAGGTGAGGAAGGCGATGATGTCGAATGCTGCCTGAGCTACGGCACGACGGCTAACAGGAACAGAAGCTGCCACACGCTGTGGGTTGGCCTTGATGTTGGCAAAGTCGAGGCTCTGCTCAGCCACCTTGGAAACCTCGCCCTCAACGGTGAACTTCACGTCGTTGACTGAGTAAGGGATAACCTGTGTGCCGGTTACGCCTGTGAGCATCTTCAGGTCGTCAGGTAGTTCGATACCTGGAACCTTGGTGTCGATGATAGGCTGAATTTCAACAGGAATCAAGCCACCAGCATCCAAGTTGGCGTCGGTGTTCTTGTCGGTACCTGTAGTGATAGCGTTAGCGAGGATGGTGGTTGCGTTGGCTGCACGCTTGTTGGTGTAGCAGTCGTTGATCATCTCGCGCAACTTAGCGCCCTGGTCCTCGCGCTCACGAATCTGCTCCAAGTCCTTGCCAGTGGCCATTGCCTTGGCACGTGCGCTAAGGCCTGCGCTCTCGCGAACGAGTGCATCGTACTGGATATCCTGCTCGCGCTGCTCAGCCATCAACTTGTTCAGCTCGTCCTTCTGCTCCTCAGAAGTGAGGGCACGCATTTTAGCCTCACGTGCGTTGGTCTGCTCATCGTACTCATCGAGTTTGTTCATGATCTCGGCCTGGCGAGTCTGAATCTGTGTTTTTGTCATTTTAGCCATAATAAAAAATTTTTTATTGGTTATAGTTGTTAAAAATTTCGTCTTCGTTAGCGAGCATACGTACTTTGTTGTGCATGCGCATTATGCGCTGCTCGCGAAAACGCTGTTCCTGCTCTTCGAGCTGGCGCTGTTCTTCTTCTGCCTTGGCTTTTTCCTCGGCTTCGCGCTCTGCCTTTTCGCGGGCTTCACGCTCCTCGTCGGTCTCGCACTTGTCGTCGTTCTTGTCGTCGGGGTCGTCGTCTCGCTTGTCGTCCTTGTCGCCGCACTCGCGCTTCAGCTGTGCCTCAATTGCCTTGTCGATAGCTTCGGAAGCCTCACGGGTGGCTACGGTGGTCTGCTCGTAGGCAGGGTGGGTGACGATGGCTACATCATAAAGGCCGGTGATTTTCTTCACGTGACGAACCCATACTTCCTTGCCGTCTTCGATGTCGTTGGTCTTCTCGTAGCTTACGCCATTCTCCGAGTCCTCCCAGTCGTCCTCGAAGGCGAACGACATGCCAGTGATGTCGCCGCGCTTCATCAGCTCCAGCGCATCGTTGGCGTTGTTGGTCTTTGGCAGGTCGCAGCGGCAGTCGATGCCGTCGCCACGGAGTTCAAGAGAGAGGGTGTCCTTGTCCGAGTTGCGGAAGCGACCGAGCACGTCGGGCACCATGTTCGAGTGGTTAAGATTCAGGATCACGTCGGACTTCGCCAGAAGTTCACGGCTGATGCAGCCAGGCTCCAGAATCTCATACACCTTGCGTGTGGAGCTCCAGGGTGTGAGGTTTACAGAGCGCACGCCGAAGACTATCGGACGGCCCTCAATCTCGCGGCTCTCCTGCTGCCCCTCCTGTGGCTCGCGCAGTTGCAAGCCGCAGTCATTAGTTGGGATGAATCTTGTCTGTTTCATATCTCGATTTCGTTTGAAATGTTGTTCTACTATGCGGGCGTTTTAGCGTCCGGGGTTTACTGCGCGATGCACGCGCTTGGCTTGCTTCTCTCGCTGCTCTTGAAGTTCTTGTTCCAGAGCGTCGATTTCTGCTTTTGTTGAATTGGTTTTCATAAGCCTTTATTTTTGCCGTTAAAAACTTGATTACTAATGAAGGTGGTGGCTTGATTACTAATGAAGGTGGTGGCTTGATTAGTAATAAAGGTTTTAGCCCTCTTCTGTGATTGATTTCAATCATGCGCATCATTTGGGTAAATCATGCGCATCATTTGCCTCAATCATACGTATCATTGTTTTTTGCCACCATTTTCGTCGCCCTCGCCAACGGTGTAGTTTCCGGGCTTCAGTTGGGTGCTTGCATCGCTCTTGGCGATGAGAGCTTTCAGTGTCATGAGGTTGGCACTTGCCATTGGCTCGTCGCCGTTCTCAACGGTTGGCATGTCGTGCTGTGCTCGAATTTCGTTCACTGTCATTGCTCCAGTCTGCAAGTTGAGCTGGTCAACCTTTGCCTGTCGCTCTGGATCCATAGCCAATAGCGGTTTTTCGCAAATGTGGATGTCATAAATACCGTAGTATTTCAGCGGGTTATCCTCAGGCTTCGGAATGAGTTTACGCGCAATCTCTTTCTCGTTGCCTGTCTTCTGCGGTAGGATGGTTCGGGTGTGGAACTCCATAGTGGCGTTTTGGTAGTCGTTGTAGTGGCTGTTGGTATCAAGCATCAAGAGCGGGCGTGGAACTCCGAAGAACCTTGCCACGTCGTCGTTGGTGGCTCCAAGCTGTTCGAACATCTGCATATCGGCACTGGTCATTGATATGTTCTGCACTTTGTCTAATCCTCGGATGGCGAGAACGTCGTGACCTGAGTACATCTTCTTTTGCAGTTCCTCGGCATACTTGTTTTGCTCGTCTTTGTTATACATGCCATACGCCAATGTGCCTTGTCCGCTGGCTGGTTTTTCTTCGCCAATGAGCAGTTTAACGCGACCACCCTTTGCGGCTGTTTCGAGTGCCTGCTGTTTCAGGGTGCGGTTAAGGCTCAATGTTTCGATGGCAAACTGAAGTGTAGGTATGCCCCAGATGCCGTTCCGATAGCGGAAGGTGTTGGCAAAGTGCAGCACGTCCTCGCGGGGCACATCTGTCTCCGTCATCTCGCCGTGGTCGGTAAGATATACTATGCTGGCATAGCGGCCAGTGTTTACGTTGTAGCCTCCAGTCTTCACCAGCCACAAGCGCAGTGGAAAGCCGAACTCGTCGCGCTCGATATATACAAAGGCATTGCCGTAGAACAGACGATTTATTTCTACTAATCTCCAAAGGTCGGTGGCGCTCATTATTGGGTTAGGTTCTACCTGCAACAGGTAGTTTATGCGTTTGCCCAGTCCTCGGTTATCTACATAGAAGTTTCCTTTCTCGTGGTCTTTCTTGCGATACTGCACCGGCATTACGCTCATAGTGTCGGCTCGCAGGTTGACCGCACGATATACGGCTGCCACCACCAAAGCCTGTTCGGGGCCTCGTACATAGGCGATGCGCTCCTGATAGTCGCTGCCCTGCACCTTCGATGGTTCTGGCGTGGTTGATGAAGGAACACCAGGCACCGAAGCCGGTGCTGCTGGTGTTGCTTCACGCAAACGGAACATATTATTAAAGAATCTATTCATAGCATTTACTCTTTACTTACCGCCTTTTTTGCGGTCTTGGGTTTACTCTTTTTTGTGGGCTTCTGTGCTGTTTCTTCGTTGGCTGTGCACACTCCGAGGATATGCTCCTTTTCTGTGGTGCGTTCGTTGAGCGAGAAGAAATATTCCACGTTGACAGCACGCTTCTGTCTTGTTACCTCATCGCCTGAACAAGTGCCGCGTCGCTGCTTAATGTTCACCCATTCTTCGGCTGTCTTCGTGTCGTAGTGGTCGATGCGTGCAAAAGCATGGATAATTGAAGGCTGCAAAGGTTTCTGTTCCACTTCGTCGCCCAACACATTGACCACTCTAAGCTGTGGAGCGTTAGGGCAGTGCGGGTCGTTGAAGCTTATGTTTTTTATGCCATTGTGCACAAAACATTTCACGTGGTGGTTAATGTCGCACTCTATTGGTGCCGCAACAGTGAAACGTACCTTAACTGGTCGTGCATCGTAGTGCACAAGGTTGCTGTCGGTCATTTCGCGCCAATTCATCACCAGCACATCGGCATAGTTGAATGGTGCAAGCAGTTCTTTTGCCGTTTTGTGGTCGTCGATTTCGAGGAACTCATCAAAATCGAAAAAGCCTATCCAATCGTATTCGCCGTTGTGCTTGTTGTAGCAATCTTCGTAGGCTGGCTTTTGCAAACCATCCCAAGGAATAATCTCAACCGAACCATTGTCGATGTATGCCTGGAGCACGTCGGCGAAAGTTTCGCCATCTTCTGGTCGGTTGTTGTCGTAGATGAATATTTTATCAATGCCAATCTTCAGGTAGTGCTCCACCCACTCCACGGCATACAGATTTTCGAGGCGGCCAATGGCACAAACGGCCACTCCCTTTGGTTGTGGAATATCCCACAGATTGCGGTGAGCCTTGAGCCATGCTATCTGGGTGCTCTGGTTGTTATTGCGCCACGATCCACTTCCGTAGTGCTCCACGTAGTTGCGAATATCAAGGTGCAAGCCCTTTAGGTGAGGGCGCTTTGCGAGAATATCATCAAGCAGCGGCGCACCTGTGTCATACCAGTTGTTGCGGTTGGCACGACCACCTGCAAGCAGTCCGTAGGTGCGTTTTGCATCGAAATAGTGTGCACCATACTTTGTGAGTAGTGGCACATTCATCCAGCACAACATTGGCAGCATGCGACCTATAGCAAAGGGGTTGTGAGGTTGCGCCTTCTGGCAATAGCCCACTACTGAATATTCCGGGCGGAAAAACTCATCAATGTTGGCTTTGAGCAGAATGTCGCTTTCCATCAGCACGAAACCATCGGGCAAAAGCTCCCATAATTTCTGCACTGTCATCATGTGCTTTGCGCTACCATATTCGCAGCCTTTGACACAGCCTATTGCCGGGACGCGATTAGGGAACTTTTCGAGTTCTTTATCAAAGTTGATAATCTGACCTTCAGTGTTGTCGATAACCTCAACGCCGCGCATTTTCTTAGTGAAAGGTCGTGCGTTGCTGTTGTCGAAGATTACAACACGATAATCTTCACCGCCATGCTTGCGAATGCTCATAATGGCAGCCTCGGTCAGTTCTGGTGTGTTGTAATTGATAATTGCAATTGTTTTCTTATTCATAGTTCTGTGTTTAGTTATACTTCTTCGTGAGGAGCAGCCAGCGTGTGGCCGCTTGCTGTGGTGATGGTGTGACCGTCGGCGGTAATAAGTCGGCGAATGTTGGATAGCATGTTGCGCTTACCGGTGAAAGTCACCTCGTAGGTGGTGCGTTTACGGTTTTCTGCCGAAATATTTACATCGCTTATGATAGCATAGCCAGCATACAGCGGTGCCTGTTCTGTTACATTATCGTCGGTGCTGGTGAGCGAAAAACTAACCAACACAGTTGCACCAATCATGTTGGTTATTGAAGGAGCGTTTGGCCGGTCGGTGTCGGTAGTTACTACCGCCGACGATTTCAAACTCCAAGTAAGGTTCATTGGCAGATTGCGGGTAAAATCGCCCTCATCGTCCTTGCTGCTTACCTGCTGCACATTAAGCTGCACATTAAGCGTACAGCTCAATGCCGCAGCAATGGTTTCGCTGTTGAGCAATATTCGCAGGTTTTGTCCTTTTACTGTTGCCATTTTGTTTATATTTATGGGCACGAAAAAAGCGCCCGATTATTACTAACTATCTAATAATCAGGCGCATTTGCGGTTTAGGTTTACTTTTTTATTTCTTTTTCGTGGTGCTTTTCTTCGGCTCTGCTGCTGTGGCTGTGGAAGTAACACCGAAGTAATTTTCAAAAGGCGTGAAGTCGAGGGTGTCTTTCTCGTTCCACCCGTCTTGCAAGCACTGCTGTATGTATGTTGCAGCCTGGGTGTAGAAGTTGTTGAGCTCTTCGGCGCTCTCAAATGTGTGATACACTGGTGAGCCATCAGATAGCTCGCTAAGCTTAAACTTAACAGGCACAAGATTCAGGCGCTGCGCCTCGCTGAAGTTGCGTTGGTTCTCTTCGCTCAGCCACACATTGATGCCGTTCCACACAAAACCTTTGAGGATTTTCTCGTCGGTGCGAGAGTTAACGTCGTCGATAATGGCACGTTTCACAGCATCGAGCGTTGGCATTCCCTGTTTTTTATAAAAAACTACTTCGTACCAAGTGGCATATTCATTACCGTCAAGTGTGTGTGTTTTGAATTCATACGAAAACACAACTCTACTCCTGTCTTCAAATACCGGCTTGAAGTCAGTAATCTGTCCGCAATACTTATTATTCATATCGTTAATTTTTTGTTGTTTATTTTGTATATATTTTTTCGCTCTTTTTATTATACCGCCCCACGCTGTGCGTGGGATAATGCGGTATAATAGAAAGAGCGTTTTGTAAGGCAAGTTACTGCACCGCCCGAACCGAGAAACCGTTGAACCGATAGTAGGTACTGGCCGGATGGACTCCTGACGCATTAAAGTACATGTTATACCCGTTGGCGGCAGTGTCGCGCGACGAAGACCAATAGTTGCCGTCGGAGCCTCTAACGATGAGCGAAACTCCGGAGCGATTGCCCGCAGCAGGGAAGAAAATGCTGTTGCCGTTGATGCGCGATGTGAATCGACGGCCATTCACTCCATTTTGGGTGGTCCACTCAGTGGTGCAGTTGTTATAGAGCTCTTGAAATTCACTCACTGTTGGCATGCGACACGGTGCACCCATATTGTGCATGACGGCATCGTATGTTATATTTGATGGAATGTTTCCGGTGAGTGCGGCACCAGGCGTGCTGGCATAAGGGCCATCGTTGTTTGAGCCGAAATCATAGCCGTCGGTGGCGGTGTGGCCGTCAACATTGCCCCATGAGAAATAAAGACCATCGTCTTCAGGCTTTGCGGCTCCAACGTTTTTCTCTGCCCATAGCAAACCGCTTGGTAGAGCAAGGTCAACAAATCCTGTTGGTGCTGGGGCAACCTGACTTTCAATGCTTATTACATTGAACTGTGTGCCATCGTAAGCCATTACAAGGATTGTGTTGTTTTTCACTTTGCCAATTGGCAGGGCGTTGCCATATAGCTTAATTGGTTTGGCGGTGCTGCCATTGACGCTTAGTGTTGGGTTGGCTACGGTGAAGGCATTTTGAAACAACACGGCTATAATGCCACCTGGGGTGACAATGGTGTTGGTGATGCTTACTGTTTTGGCTGCTGTGCCGCCTACTGTGGCACATGTGCCATAGCCGAAGCCAAATACTGCGATGTCGTTGGTGTCGATCAACGGCTGTATGCGGTTGAGTATTGCCTGTACTTCG